CTTGAGCGTTAGTCCTAGCTGGATGCGAAATCAGTGGCGAACCCGCCATTTCTTTTCGTTGTTTTATTTAGGATAACCAATCATGGCACAGCCTCCGGCAACTCCGTTCCTTTCGACTGCGAACTCGTTCTCGAAAGAAGAGCGCATCGCATTCGAAAACCTTCTTGAAGGCTTCAATGACCAGTTGGTCATGTCGAAAGCCGTCACCGTCTTCTCGAACGACCAAACGATGATGGCCCGCGCTGGCGACATGATTCGCCGCCCGATGCCGTACATCGCCCGTTCGTTCTCGGGCCTCGATCAAACCGCAAACTTCGTCGGCAAGACGCAGCTGACCGTGCCGGCCGCAATCGACACGATCCGCAGCTCCCCGTGGACGATGGACGCGACCGAACTGCGCGACGCCCTGCAAGAAAACCGCCTCGGCACGGCTGCAAAGCAAAAGATCGCATCCGACATCAACGTTGACGTCGTGAACGCCGTTTCGACGCTCGGTTCGCTCGTCGTGAAGCGCACGGTTGCAGCAACCGGCTTCGACGATCTGGCGCAAGCTGATTCGCTGATGAATGAGTCGGGCATCGACTACGACGGCCGTTACTCGGTCTTCGGTTCGCGCGATTACAACGCAATGGCCGGCAACCTCGCCAGCCGCGCATATCTGGTCGAAGGCCAGAAGGCAGCGACCGCCTACGAAATGGCAACGGTCGGCCGCCAAGTGGCAGGCTTCGAGCGCGTGCTCAAGGCTGACTACCTCGCGCGCCTTGCTGCTGCTGCTGGCGTGACGGTCACGGTGAACGGTGCGAACCAGTACACGGTTCCGAAGGCTCTGGCAGCATCGCCGAGCGGCCCGCTGCAGTCGAACGTCGACAACCGCATCCAGGCGCTGGCAATCACTGTCACGTCGGGCACGGTCAAGGTCGGCGATGCATTCACGATCGCAGGCGTGAACAACGTGCATCCGATCACGAAGATTGACACCGGCCAGCTCAAGACCTTCCGCGTGGTCGGCATCGTTTCGGGTGCAGGCGGTACGGGTACGGTTCAGATCACCCCGGCGATCATCTCGGGCCAGGGCGCGACGGACGCGGAACTCGCGTACAAGAACGTGACGGCAACCCCGGCAGCGGGCGCAGCGATCACCTGGCTCAACACGGTCACTTCGGGCGTGAACTGCTTCTGGAAGAAGGAAGCGGTCGAAATCCTGCCGGGTCGCCTCGCGGTTCCGTCGGATCAAGGTCTCGCAGTGATGCGCGGCACGACCGACCAGGGCATCGAGATCGTGATGACCAAGCAGGCGCACATCGAAACGTACAAGTCGCTGTATCGTGTCGATGCGTTCTACGGGGTCAGCGTCACGAACCCTGAAATGGCCGGCATCATGCTCTTCAACCAGACGTAAGCAACGTGTCTCGGGCGCCCTTCGGGGCGCTTCGCTTACCTTTGGGGGATTGCTATGGCAACCACTAGCGAGGCGCGTGCGCTTCCTTTTTTTACGGATCTCTACGGGCAACCGCTCGAATCCGGTTCTATCTATATCGGCAAGCCCGGTCTAGATCCAGTTGCTTACCCGGTCACGGTGTATTCCGACGCAGACGAGATTGTCGCGTTGGCACAGCCTATCCGCACGGTACACGGTCACGCCGTATCGGCCGGCGCGCAGGTTCACATGTTTTGCCCGATTCCTTACTCCATCACTGTTTTGGATGGAGCGGGGCGGCTCGTCTATGCCTCCCTCAATGAAGTTGACCCGGCGCTTATTTCGCTCGGCAATTCCAGCGTTCAGAGCGCAGCGGATCTCGCAGCGCTTCGTGCTCGCAGCGGCTCGTCTAGTAACCAGGTGTGGGTGTCTGGGTTCGGCATGTATGTCTACCAGCCGACCGATACTACGTCGCCCGAAAGCATCCCTAGCGTCATCGTCGGGAGCGACGGTTCGCGGTATTACCTCGATCGTGACTTCCTGAAGGCGTCATGGATTCATATCAACAGCAATAACCCCGGCTTTAACGCGCAGGGTGTTTTTGTTACGTGGAATGATGGGTCGGACGGATCGACGTACTTTGCCAATAACCGCGGCTCCGGCGCTGGCGGCTATGTCTTCCGCAACCTTTCCGCAGATGGCTTAACGGAACTCAGCCGGATTGTCTTCAGTGCGAACGGCTCGATCACGACTCCCTCGGGCATCACGGCCGCGGCTGACATCAATTCATCTGGGAACCTGCACGCGCAAGGTGGCACGGTTTTCCTGAACGCTGCTGGTGATCGCGACCTTTCTTATAGCGCCGGCCCGAACACGTACAACCTTCCCAATGCGCCGCTTATTGTCAACGGCTCTCAGGCTGTTACGCAGGCGACGTTGCTGTCGAATCAGCAGGCGAATGGCGTCGGCTCTGTCGCTGTCGGCTCGTCGTCAGGTGTGAATCCGCCGACGCTGCCTGGAACGTGGGCGCAGACGGGCTCCAACTTCAACAACGTTTGGCAATACGTGAGGGTCGCGTGATGGAATACACGTCCGTCTCAAATCCTCGATGGGTGGATGCTGCGCATACGGCGATTGCTGTCGACATCGTTTTTCCGTCATTGGGTGCGTCGCCGCTGAAGTTCACGGCAACGCCGACCGACGTTATGCCATACGGCGTCGTCATTTATACCGATGTGATCGCCGGCAAATACGGCGCCATCGCTGAACACACTACGAGCTAAAAATGTCCACAATCGGGGATCTTTGCGTTACATCGTCGGTAAGTTCCGATGACAAGTTGCCGATGTGGAGCAACGCGAACGGCGTGACGCGTGCGCTGCCTATCTCGGTGCTCGATGGGCGTTATCTGACGCAGGCGGACATTGCTGCGCTTGCGGCAAGTGCAACCGTCGAGACGTTCGTGTCGGGTGCAGGCTTTACGCCGGGTGTTACGCTCTCGCTGACGCTCGCCAATTCGTACCTGTCGAAATCGAACATCGAAGTGTTCTTCGATTCCGCGTTTCAAGGACCGGAACAATACACGCTCGTCGGCCAGTCGCTCGCGTTCATTTCGCCCATTCCCGTAGGAGTGCAAAGCGTCTATATCCGCGGTGGCGCAACGCGCGTCACTGGCGCGCCTTCTGACGGCACGGTGACGGATGCGAAGGTCGCGGACGGCTCCAAGCTTTCGAACCGCATCAGCACGGTCAATGTGCTTGATTTCGGCGCCGATCCCCTTGGTGTTATCGACAGCACGGCGGCATTCCAGGCTGCCGTGAACAAAGGGCGTCAGGTCATTGTGCCGGCCGGTACGTATGTCATGGGTCAGATCACGATCCCGTCGAATACTGCTGTCTTGGGTGAGGGCGTGTCGTCAATCGTCAAGCCGATCCCCGGCTTCTCCGGTTCTTCGTGGTGGGTTACGTCCGGTTCGAACATTGAAATCGGCGGCCTCCAGATGATCGCGCTGGTTGCGACTTTCCCCGGCGTGATTCCTATTTTCGGCAATCCGGGCGATCGCAACTACGTTCACGACATCTACATGCCGGAAGGCGGCTCCATCGGCATCTACACGTCGAATTGGACACACTCGACCGCGGCGCGCGTGACGGTCATGAAGGCTGTGAACGTCGGGATTCTTTTTGACGGATCGAGCGGCAGCACGAACACCATCCGCAATTGCCACGTTGAAACAACGGGCAGCACGGCGATCGTCATGCAGTTCGGCACGCGTCACCAGATGCACGACTGCGTATCTGTGAACGCTGGCGGCTTTGGTATCACGATGCAGTTCGTCACTCACGGTCAGATGTATTCCAATCGCGTTCACAACAGCGTGAAGGAGGGTATCACCTACGGCGGCGATGGCGCGTCAGATGGCGACGTGTACGGAAACGTGCTCACCTGGGACGCGGGCGTGTCGCAGGATTTCGGCATGTCGCTCGGCGCCAACGGCAGCGGCGGCATTTTCCGCATCCGCTACCGTGGGAACCGAATCGTCGGTTGCGGGAAGTCGGGCATCGCCTTCGCGGCTGATGCTACGTCGGGCTGGTCTGTCATCCAGTGCGAGGCATCCGACAACATCATTATCGACAGCAATCAGCTTGGGCTCGGGCCAGTCAATGGCGGCGGCGCTGGCGTGATCCTGTACGGCGCGACGTGCTCCGGCAACATCGTCCGAAACAACACGGTCGAAGACACTGGCGGCGGCAAACTGAACTACGGCATCTTTGAGACGCAGATCGGCGCAGGCGGATTCCCGCAGAACAACGTGTTCTTCCAGAACAAGATCGAAGGCCAGTCGTCCGTTCGCGTTCAGAAGACCGGCCACAGCGCGGAGGCTTACTGCCAAGACCCGATCGTTGGATATCTATCGTGGACTCCGACTGTGGGCGCCGGCACTGGCACGCTCACCGCTGTTTCGACCCTCGCAGCGTACTACCGGGAAAAGAACTCGGAAGTCGAGTTTTACGCTGAATTCCAGATCACGAATAACGGCACGGCTGGACAGACGTTCACGTTCACGCTGCCGTTCTCTGCCGCCTTCGGTATGGGGTATGGCCGCGAAAACGTGCTGACGGGATCGGGCTTGGTCGTAAGCATCGTCGGGAATGTAGCCACTGTTCGCACGGTGGCGAACGCCTATCCCGGTGGCACCAACGCAGTAATCGAAGTAGCAGGAAGCTTTACGCGGACCTTCTAAACATAAAACACACAGACCACTCGGGGAATTGAAATGAACGATTTGGCAGCAAGCGCAGCCAAGGCTGCACCGCCGTTATCGGCGACTGTCGCGACGCTGCTTGGTTATGGGCTGCAGGACTGGTTAGTCGTTATCACGATCCTATACACCATCCTGCAAACGGTCTTTCTGATTTACGACAAGTTGTTTCGCAAATGAACAACGAAAACCTTCAGAAGCTGATTGCCGAGCTGCGCCGCGACGAGGGCGTTCGATACTCCGTCTACAAAGACACGAAGGGTATCGATACGGTCGGCGTCGGCCATAACCTGCAAGCGAAGCCGATGCCGGCTGGCTGGTCTTGCCCGCTCAATGATGTTCAGGTCAATTCCCTGCTCGACGACGATCTTGAAGACGTCTTTCACGATCTCGACCGCAACTTGCCGTGGTGGACGGATCTTAGCGATGTACGCCTGCGCGTGCTCACTAACATGTGCTTCAACATGGGAATCGGCCGCTTGCTTGGCTTCAAGAAGGCGCTGATCGCAATGCGGCAAGGAAAGTTCTCTATCGCCGCCGACGAGATGCTTGATTCAAAGTGGGCGCGCGAAGACGTCGGAATAGGCACGCCCGACAAACCGGGCAGGGCGCTTCGCCTGGCAAACATGATGCGCACGGGGGCTTGAAATGAGTGGATGGTCAGACGCGCTCGGCGTGGTGGCGAAACTAGCGCCGACGATCGCCTCAGTAGTTGGCGGTCCGCTCGCGGGCGGCGCAGTAACGGCGCTTGAATCTGTATTCGGCATCACAACGCCGCCTAACACGTCAATGGACGATCGCCAAAACGCAGTTGCCGCGGCGATCAGCGGCGCGACACCAGAGCAACTTGCCGCGATGCGCAAAGCCGATCAGGACTATGCCGCGCGAATGGCCGAGGCTGGATTCAAGAATTCCGAAACGCTCGCTAGCTTATCCGTTCAGGATCGGGTAAGCGCGCGGCAAATGCAGATAAGCACCAAGAGCATGACGGCGCCTTTCTTGGCCTTATTCGTCACGCTCGGGTTCTTCGGTGTCCTCGCCGTGATGATGTTCTACCCGCTTCCGGCTGCCGCTCACGACGCTCTAATGCTGATGCTTGGGTCGCTTGGAACGGCATGGACGGGAGTCATTGCTTATTACTTCGGCAGCAGCGCAGGAAGCGATCGAAAAACTGAATTGCTTGCACAATCAGGAAGCCAATAATGAAACGAATCTTCGTATGCGGGCTCGCGCTTTTCTCGGCACTGGCATTCGGCGCCACGACGACGCCTATCCAATTGCTCAGTCCTGCCGGCTCGACCTCGGGGCAGGTGATCGCCTCGACGGGCCCGACGACTGCGCCGGCTTGGTCGACTGTTACGCTGTCCGGCCTCGGCGGTTTAGCCAAGGCAAACAACCTGTCCGATCTGGTCAGCGCCTCAACCGCACGGACCAATCTCGGACTCGGGACCGCGGCTACAGCCAGCACCGGGACGAGCGGCGCAACGGTTCCGCTGCTGAACGGCACGAATACCTGGTCGTCCGCGCAGACGTTCTCCGTTCGCCCGACTTTCAACGGTGCGACACCTTGGGATAGCGCGAATCTCGCAGCACCCGCAGCCACTACCGGCAACCTATCGCAGTTCGCGTCGACGACAAGCACTCAGCTCGCCGGCGTGCTGTCCGATGAAACAGGAACCGGCGTAGCAGTGTTCAATATCGGCCCCGCGCTCACTACTCCGGTTATCGCAGGCGTTACCAACGGCGCCACGACGGCGGCTGGCAAGGTCGGCGAGCATCTGACGGCTAACGCATCCGGCGTATCCCTCACCAGCGGAACGGCGGTGAATGCAACAAGCATTCCGTTGACCGCGGGGATCTGGCTGGTGTGGGCGCAGGTCATTTTCACGCCGGCCGGCAGCACGGTTATGCAAACCCAATACGGCGGCATCTCAACGACATCGGCCACGCTCGCCGCTAACCAGTATTTCCAGTTGAGCAACAACAACACGGCGGCCGGTCAAGGAAGTGGCTTCTCAACGCCGATCGTGTACGTGAATATCTCCACGTCCGGCACTGCGTACTGCGTAGCCAATGCCATTTTCACGACCAGCACGGCAACAGCCGCATGCAAGATCGATGCGCTGCGCGTTCAGTGATTCAGCCGCCTCCGATGTAGTAGGCGAGCCAGAAGCTGAACGCAAGGCCAAGCAGGGCCAGCAGAACCGGCGCGGTGGCAAATGTCTGATTATTTTTGGCGTTTGACATAATAGAGTTTATCGAAATTCCCGGATCGTGTTCGCTAGGCGATTGTCATCCTCTTGGGTCCATCCTGGCTCGAAAGAGGTCAAGCTGTGCCACAGCATGTAAGCGCCCCATGCCCACGTGCGCCCCAGTTCCTTGTCGGGACCGTTGAGGGCGCCCCGAATCTCGCGCTCGGTCTTTTCGGTCAATTCGGCGTAGGTCCAAGATTTCATGTTTGCGAATTAGAAGTTATCGTTCTGAAATTGCACACAGGGTTACGCACCGTTTCTGTGGATAACTGGCTGTGGACAACATTCGATTAGCCGCTGACGAGCGGCCTATCGTTTTCTGATGCGCCGCTGGTGAGCGGCTTATCGAGGCGAATACGCCGCTGGCCAGCGGCACTATATAGATTCTATATATCTTAAAGTCTTTAGATGGGATAACTCAGTCCGACTTCTTGGGGGTAACTTCGACTCCGACGACGGCCGGCGCATTGTAGTTGTTCACGGTCGCATGTGAGCCAGTCAGGAAATTGGCGTTTAAGACGATCTTGACCTCTAGACCTCCCTGCATACTCCCGCTCGCTGCGAACGCCTTCAGCTGGTCTAAAACCTGTTGAAACTGCATCGGGATGTACTTCGCCTCGCCGTGCATTGCGATCTCGCCATTTGCTGCGGTCATCGGTATTTGCTCCGTCAGTTCATACGAATTGCTTCGCCCGAGTTTCCTTCGTGCAACGATTCCCATTTCATCCAGCTTTGTCAGCGCCCTGTCGACCGTATCCAGCGAGATTCCGACGTGCTTGGCTATCGCATCGCGCCCAGGATAGGATTTTCCCGTATCGAGCGCGGCATAACTTTTGAGCACGCAGTACACCGCCCACGCATATACGCCCATTTCGGCGATCTTGTCGCGCTGGATCATCGCGCGCACGACGTGGAACCAGTGATTCTCGACCTTCAATTCTTCCCACAACTCCGGCTGATCGTTCATCAGTACCCTTCCCGCTCGGCCGCGGCGATCTCTCGATCAAGCGCTTTCTCAAGCGCCTCAGACACGAACCCCTTTAGGTTTTCGATTCTCCCCCATGTCTTGAGGGTGTGGAGTTTCGTCTGAATCCGGCGCGGCACTTCATAATTGGCCTTGACCACATCGTCTTGGCCGTCCCAAGGGCGTTTTCTCGCCTCTCTCTCAGGTTCTTGTTTGGTTGCTTCCTTCCTTGGTTCCTTGGTTTCTTCCTTGCTTGCTTCCAAGGTTGCCGGCGCCGCGGCCCCTTTCTTCGTCACAACCATATCGAGCGTCGCCTTAGACATGGGCTTTCTCCTTCTTCGCTGGTTTGTCGAACAGGCCAACAAGGAAGCTCGTCACGTTGTCGATGATGATGGCGCCAGTCCCTTGGCTGACTTCCTGAAACGTCAGGCCCGGTATCATCGACTCCCAATAGCCGTTCAGCTTCGGTACAGCGTGCGGGATAACCGGCCCCATCGACGCCAGCTTTCGCGTGGCAGACAGCGTGACGGCCTTCCCATTCGTCTCGTTTAGCAGGAAATAGAACTTCTTGTTCTCCTGCTCACACAATTCGACCGTGCTCTCAGCGGCCCGAATGTCGTGCGGCGAGTGCTTGGCCGGGATGATAACGAGGTCGGCCAGCCGGATCGCCGTGCGGTTGATCTCATGGTCTTGCGGTGGCGTGTCGATGATGCACCACTCAAAGCCAGCCTTAGCCAGCTCGGCATGCTTCGCCGGCAGGTGCTTCGCATCCTCCACCCTGGCGAAAGCTGGCGTCGCGGCCGGCCGGTCATTCCACCAGGCGGAGAACGACCCCTGCGGGTCGAGATCCATCGTAACGACGGGCCCCTTCCCCATCAACTCCAGCGCCACAGCGACGTGCGCGCTGTGCGTCGTCTTTCCGCTCCCGCCCTTCAGGCAGGAAAACACAAGCGTTCTCATTGGTTCCTTCCTTCCTTGTTATCTTGGAAAGAATAAACCAATCAAGGAAGCTTGGCGAGAACCAAGGTTTCAACCTTCCTTGGTTCCTTCCTTGCTTACGC